GACAGAACAGCCAATGAGCCAAGCAGTGACGCAGATTGTTCCGGAACCCGAGGTTCGCACCTCGGACGTGGTTGCTAGCACCAATAAGCTAGCTAGTGCACCGGTCGTGACTGTCACGCCCAAGCGCCCCGCCCCTGCCCCTGAGGTTCCCAAGAAGAAGAACAAGAAGGGTAAGAACGAGCGCGACAGGCTTAAGCAGAAGAGCGCCCGAGAGGGGAAGGCTGCCGCCAACCCCGGTCCCGTGGAAGAGGGGACGCACAAGACCAACCCGGAGCCTCGCCAGCCCGGAGTCCCTAGGGGGATGCCTGCGGAGAGCAGGAAGACTGTGCCGGCCAGCGGCACAGCCAAGCGTCGCGCCTCGCAGGCGCCTGCGCTTGTCGTGGAGGAGGATGACAACCTCTTCTACGATGCGGTGGAACCCGAGGCTCCGGCCCACTGCAACAACACCCCCGCCCCGTTGACGAACGGGGACATGCACCAACCCCAGGTGCTTGCGGGGAGTGCGCCTCCTGAGCCGGAGGCAGAGCTCCACACTGTGAGCGCAGTTGAACTCGGACTCCTAGAGGACCCTGAGAACTACACCATCCGAGCTCCCCACGCCGGGGAGTTCTGGGTCGTGGTTCAGAGGTTCTGGACTGTTGAGGTCATCGTAGCCCACTTTTTGGCCCTCCTCTTGGTTGTGTACGCGGTCAGCGCCAGCACTTACGTGCCGCCTTTCCGCACCATCTCGTACACATGCCAGGAGTTTGCTCCGGCTTGGCAGCTTGCCAAAATGGCAGGCATCATTGCGGTGCTGCGCGGGATCACAAAGTTTGTACACTACCTCTGCGGAGGTTGGGTGCCGACAGTGGTCCTGAACATCATCGCGTTGGTAATCTTCGTGCATCAGGCAGTTCTCTGGTTAGGGTTTGCTTGGGGTTCGGCCATGTACTGGCTGTTCACCGAGTATGGCGACCCTGAAGAGAGCCCCTTTTGCTGGTTGAGTACTAACTCGCCACTTGAACGCTTCTTCCTCCACCATGGCCTACTTTACCTCCGTATCGTCCGAGCACCTCCGCTGGAGGTCACTCAGACCTTCGGAGCTTGGTACGCCGCGCTCTGGATGCTGTTCATGGTGATTGTGATGTTTGTCAGACGGGTGCAGTTAATAGCTGCAGCTGCCTCCGTGAGGCTCCCGAACTGTTCCGAGGACATGGTTCAAATTGCTCGTTCCGCCGGTGTGGACGAGGCTTTGTTGAGTCATCTCGTACTAAATGTGAGCTTCAAGGGAAGGACAGTGGCGCAGATCGAGGAACTGAAGCGCCGCGCGATGTCGTGGGTTGCACTGAACCGCAAGAACTGGTCTGAGCGAGACAAGCTCCACCAGATTCAGCGGGCACTGGCCTGTGCGCTGTCTTACAGCGAGGCCGATAGTGCAACCGCAAGACTGTTAGGGTCCGATGACGTGTTCGCAGGGATGAGCACGGCTAACGCGTTGTCTCGAGGGAATCTGCCTGGCGGGCGGAAACTCTTGAGTCAATGAAGGGGCCCTACCGCCGTGGGAGGGGTGTGCTGCGGGGATACTGAAGAATTGGACCTAGACGAGGGTTGCAAAGTAATCAGATTCCCCGACCCCCACGGCGATAACCACAAGCGACTTATGGTAAGAGTTGCTTCCCCTCGCAGCATCGAGGGGTACCTGCCCACATTCCATTATAACTGCTCGCACAACCAGATTCGTTCCCTGGTAAATAGAGTGGCTATGAAGACGCCAGCCCCGACGGGGGCAGGCTTGGACGCCCTGCGCGAAAGCGCCCGTGCCTTCGGCAAGCACATGAGGAGTACTACAACCCATGACTACATGGATATGCTCGAGCGATACACTGGTGCTAAGAGGAAGCGCTACGCCGATGCAATCGAGAGCCTGGCTGGGGTTGCTGTGAACCGGAAAGACGCATCCATCAAGATGTTTGTCAAACCGGAACGCTTTGACCCAAATGCCAAGACGAACCCCGACCCCCGAGCCATCCAGTTCAGGGCAGCCCGGTTCTGTGCGGAAGTCGCCAGGTTCCTTCATCCTATAGAACAGCAGATCTATCACTACAAACACGCCTCCGCCGGAGTGCCCTATAGCCGCAATGTGGCTAAGGGCATGAACAGCGGCCTACGTGCATCAACACTGTTGTCTAAGATGGAGGCCTTCGATGATCCTGTGGTCGTAAGTTTGGATGCGTCACGGTTCGACGCCCACGTTAGCCTGGAGCTTCTGCAGGTCGAGCACTCGGTATACCACCAGTGCAACAACTCGCAGCTATTCCGGCAGCTGTTATCGTGGCAACTTATCAACAAATGCTTCTCAAACCTGGGCCTGGTTTATAAGGTCCGAGGTCGGCGAATGAGTGGTGACATGAACACGGCAGTTGGCAACTGTCTGCTCATGCTCATTATGCTGATCACATTCTTCCGGCTCATTGCGGTCTCCAAGTGGGACTGCTTAGATGACGGCGATGACGTCGCTGTTATTATTGAGCGCGGAGATCTCCAGGTGGTGTTGGAGAATGCTAAGCCCATCTTCCTCAGCTTTGGTATGACCATGAAGATCGACGGCTGGACTGACGTTCCGGCCCAGATCGTGTTTTGCCAGAGTAACATGATTGAGTATGAGCCCCGGAAGTTCAAGTTCGTTCGAAACTATCGCAAAGTTATTAGCCATGCCCTCTGTGGCATTCGCAACTGGCAGAGCGACAAGTACAGGCGCCGCGTCTTAATGGCGATTGGCACCTGCGAGCTTATTTTGAACCAAGGGGTCCCCATCCTTCAGTCGTGGGCACAAGCAGTGTTGCGCAGCGTGGCTGGCAATGAGGTCGTCGACCTGCACTACGCCCCGGATGGCCTTAAACTCCGGACCCAACGCGACCTCAAAGCGATGGGACTGGACCATAAGGTAATCGGGGCGTCTTCCATCCAACCCTGCGCCCGAAGGTCATTCTTCGAGGCGTTTGGGGTGGACATCAGCCAGCAGCTGTCCATTGAGAAGTCCATGGAAACGTGGACTTTCGATGTGGTAGGCTGCTGTTGGTTCGGTGACGAGATCTACACCCACAACTGGGTCGTGGATCAAGCGTTATCCGACACCTACGACCATTAGGAATGACGAAAAACAAGAACACCTCATTGCGACGCCGCGCTACCCCCGCAAAGGGTAGGCGCGC